ATTTGTATCGATTAAATGTCTGAGCCGTCAACGGTGCTAAACAGATATCTATCTCAGAGTAAACCTCAGCGTACTTGTCAGGTGTTGTGCCTACTCTCGTTTCAAACCATGTCGGTCTATTCTTTTGACTCTCTCCTGTTACTGCTTTCTCCATCTCTGCCCACATTCTACTATTCTCGTGGTGTCCACCCATTATAAACCGATAACCGTACTTTTCACAGATAGGTCTTATTTGATTTGTAAGCAACTTAATATCTTCAACGTGACTTATACCACCTACCCACCCAATAGTCGGTCTATGGTCTTTATTTACGCTCCATTGAGCCTGTGTAAAGTCTACTGCGTTTTCTGCTATTGTAATATTGTCACCTTTGTAAAACTCCTTTATTTTTTCAGCAAGTTGTGGAGTAGTTACTTGTACTCCATCTGCATAGGTTAAAGCGTTCTTAACTCCGTCTTTAATGTAGGCTCTGTAGAACTTGTACGCTGGATTGTACTTCGGGAGTACCCAATAATCGTCAAGGTCAACGATGTAAGGCACTTTGTACTTTGCAAGTAGCGGTAAAATGTTGTATTGATACCTTCCTAACCAACGATTGAAAATAACGCAATCGTATTGCTGATAATCTAGGTTTAACCAATCCTCGTGATTAATACTCACATCTACGGTAATCCCGTGGTCTTGTTGTAAACGAAGATAGGGAGTGTACAATCTATGAAAGGACACTCCATTCGCTCCGTCAAGTAGACAAATTACTCTCATTAAAAGGGTGCTTCTACTTTTGGCTTGGGCACTGCAACCGAGTGTGTCGCTTTGCTCTTCTCGTTCTGTTGCTTTAGTTTTTGTACACGCAAACGTACATCACCGTATTTGTTTACTTCTAATTTGCCGCTTTTAATTGCGTCATTTAGTTTCTCGATGTTGATGCTGACGTTCATCCCGTACTGGTCTTCCCAGCCGTTACCTAAGTAAGTTGTTTCCATTTCGTTTAAAATATTCGTTTATAATTGTGTCAAGTGCTATTCCTATTTGTGTTGGGTTAGGCATTTCTATGTCCTCGCCTCGTCTCCAATCGTTGTAGTATATTAGTAGAATGATTGCTTCTTTTTCTGTCATACCTTTTTTTTATTAACCTGCTCAAAGAAATCTAATTCTTCATTAAGACGCTTTAAAAAGTTTTCTTCACCGTCATCACCTGATAATAACCAATCTATTCGATGGGCGTATATCTGTGCTTCTCGTAGAATGTTAACCGCTTCTTTAAATCTCTTTATTACTACTCTTGGGTATTTGTGGTGATTTTTGTCTTCAGGGTTTCTCTCAAGCCATTCTTTATCTATCCAAGATTGCTCTCTAAGTTCTTCTTTAGTTTTTGGTTTACCGTTCTTTTCAATGAGTTGTTCTATTTTGTCGGCAATATACCCAATCTTATACTGATCGTAATCAAAGTGTCCTCCGCTCATATTAGTCTAAGTTTAAAGTTACGTTTATTACTTTTGCTTCTACTGTTGCCTCTACTGATTCCTTTGGTTTGCCGTACACTCTTGATAGCAGCGTGTCCATTGAATAGAGTGAGCCTTTCTCGTAGCTCTTTATTATAGCCTTTGCAACGGTCTTTTCAAGCATGGTTGCCTCATCGTTTTTAAGCACGTCTTTGATTTGCTTTTCGTCCATTGACATTATGACCTGAATTGAATCGTTAACCTGAGAAAGTGAGTAGCCGTTCTCTTTCATCAATGTAGTGAACTTTTTAGGTCTACCGTTAGGGTTTGCAGTTTGCCCTTTTTCTGGTCTAACCAATGCTCCTCCGTGTTCTTGTTTTTCTAATTTCATACCGATGATTATCCGATGTATTTTGTACCTATGGGTACATAAAAGTCACAATAGATATTATATTGGGAATTTCTTGTTTTTACTTTTAATTGCTTCCAAAACAACTTGAGTAATTGTCTTGTCTTCATTGTATGCCCATCTAACTAAATCATTCTTTTGCATCTCTGTTAATCTAACTTTGATATGATAGTTTTTAGTTTCGTTTGCTTTAGTGTATTTCATAAGTTTATCCCTCTATCAAATAGCATCTCCCTTAGTTTGTCTCTTGTGTCTTCAAGTAGTGCATATTCGTTCTCTTGAAGTTCGCTATACTTGATTTTTTGACGTAAAAACTCATCAATTTCGCATAGCACACAAAAGTAGTCAAATCCTTTATTTGCGAAGTTATATTGCTCCTGGTCCTCAGGCAGTTCAAATTCTATTGTTGCTTTCATAGTTTAATTCTTCTTTATTTAAAACATAAAATAGATTTTGTAATTCGTGTACATATTCTATTTTTACAATGTCATCAACTGAACCTTCATAGTCAATTTCACAATAACTCATTGTTTCTATATTAATATGACCTCGTTTACCTATAATGGCATAAATACCATTTAAACCGCATCTTTCATTTAAATCAATAAACCCAAACTTCAATAACCATTCTTCAGTGAGTGGGATTGGGTCTACAGATAGGTTATCATCACATTCGTCAATTTCGTGACCATCCAATATTTCCCACACTTTTTCTTTATCGGTTAAATAAACCAAATTACCGATTCTTAATTCATTTGCTTTCATTTTCTTTCGTTCATTTTAACTTGGTGTACTACTTTAAGCATTACTTTGTGTTCTTTCTTATCACCTAATTCCATGTGACATTTTCTGCATAATGCTTGTAGGTTTTCTATTGTATCTTTTGTTTTGCTGCCTCCCATTGAACGTGCTTCGATGTGGTGTATGTCAACTGCCGTTTGCCCGCACATCTCACAGGGAATCCAACTGCTTTGATCATATCCGAAATAGTCTAAGTATATCTTAACGTGCTTTTTCATTTCTTAAATAGGAGTGACCACTTTGTAGGCTTATCCATTTCTAACAGAAGTGTGAATCCGCATTGCTCAAATAGATGTACCCAGTGAGATTTTGGTTTTATGTTTATATGCCCCCATTCTTTGTCAAAGTTAGAATAGTGAGGAGTAGAACTAAAGTGAAAGTAGTTGCATTTAAGATTTGACAGGAACGGTTTTATTTTCTCATCCTCGATATGCTCCATTACTTCAATGCACGAAACAAAGTCAGCCTTTATTTTCTTGGTTGTAAAATCGCATATGTGATATTCATCAGCAACATTTCTTTCGTGTGCATATTCGTAGTGGTGTTCATTCAGGTCGTAGTAAATAGTCTTGATGCCTTTCTTCTTCATTGCCAAGCAATATGCACCTACTCCACCGCCTAAGTCTGTGTGTGTTCGAATATCTAACAGAGTTGTGATTGAATTTACAACATCGTCGTACATATTTACAAATGATGGGTTGTCCAAATGAATGCCGTTTCGCATCTCATAGTCAAAGCACTGCTGATTATTCCAAGTTCCTCCGAATGAGTTCATATTCCCTTAAAAGTTGTTTTGTTGTTTTTGTTTCCTTGCCATTGCTCCAATAACTAACACCTCTCACTATGTCGTATAAGACGTAGTTTTGATGTGCTAACCACTCAGCAAATTTAATTTGTTCTTCTCTTTCTTTTTGGCTTTTGCTCATCATCTGCAATAGTAGCTGCTTGAATTTCTTGTTGTGCTTCTGCTCTTACAATTAACGAATAAAGTGACTCAACAAAACAATTAGAGCAGGTAGGCATTGGTCTGCCCATCTCTCTAAAATATATGTCTCTGACTTTTACTGAGTCCTCTGGTGCTAACCTCATAAAACCACTATGCTTCCATTTAGTGAAGTGTGGTTGAATCTCGGTAATGATGTAGTTTATTTCTTCTTGTGTCATAGTCCTGTAAGTTTATAATCAGTTAAATCGTATGCTACTTTTAAAAGATATCTGAATGTAAATTCACTAATCACAAATGTATTATCGACTTCACTTCTAATCATAATATTTGCGTCGTATTCTGGCATTATGCCCCTTTGATTAATAAGGTACTTTTGTAATAATTCCCTTGCGTAATCTTTGGTAATTGTTGAACTTGTCATAAGTACTTATTTATAATCGTTCATAGTTTTTCAAATACTGATTTATAATACTCTTCAGCACTATGCAACATCATTGCATTAAATTCTTGAGCATTAAAATGTGTTTCAATAATTTCTTGCTTATAAATATTTTTATAATGTTCTAATAAGTCAACTATTTCTTTATCATCGGCTTTTAAAAAGCCTTTTTCATAAAGTGCATTAGCAAAAAGTTCTATACTGCTTTTATTCATAGATATTTGTTTATAATCGTTGAACTTGCTGCTGCCAAAAATGCTAAGGGTATGCCCTCGATGGAATGAAACCAAAACAAGGTAATCCAAAACGATAGACACAACTCACAGGATAAAGGTTTCTTGAATCTGTAGCCAAACTCACGCACCCAAATAATGCTCATCGATGCTATCCCCAAAATTTGCAACAAGTCTTTCATTTATTTCTTTTTTAATCGTGTTAATTACTCTAAGTATTTCCTGTCTACTGATATCGGTTGCTCTGCTTATGCTTCTTGCAGATCGTGGTTTAATTTCAAGTTTGTTGTCACCTTCACAGTACAATGTCCAAATCTTTTGCTCATACCATTCTTTACTACTTACAATGTCGTCAATAGTGCTATATAGTGCCTCTTTGTACATCGAATCGTTCTCTTCTATTATCTCAACTCCTTCGGTGTCATATAAGCCTATCGGTCTGATAAAGTTCTTACTAAAGTTAGTGTATTTGCCATAATATTGATTTAAACAGATGCGAATAACAAAGCCCTCCCAATATCCGCTCTTGTATTTTTCTTCTATCCATTCGTCTGTTTTCTCGCATAAAATTACAAATAGTTCCTGATATAAGTCGCTTGAAAGTTCACCTGCAATCTTTATGCAGAACTCACGCAGCCATGTTGACTGCGTTAGCTCCGATATTATTTGTGGCTTTTTGATTTAACAAATTTCTTTTTAATTTGACCAAAGTTATCAATATTGTTTCCACACTACTCTTGTTGTAAGTGATTCGTCAACAGATACTAACTCCCATCCTAACTTTGTGTACTTTTTCCAATAGTAGATGACTTCTTCTTCGTTATTTACACAGATATGGAGATATTCTAGTGACCTCCGTAAGGTAATAGTCAGGAATCGCATTTAGTCGTGATTTAATTCTGTTGTGCATTGCCGTCTCAAACTTCATGTTAATGTCTAAATAGTCGCCTATCATATCTCTGCCGTGAATTACTGTACTGTGGTCACGGTTTAAATATAGACCGATTTTTTTTAGTGATTGATTTAGTTCGTTGTATGCGAAAAAACAGAACATGGCTCTTGCAATTACATACTCTCGTTTACGTGACCGAGAGAAAAAGTCTTTAGGGATAACGTTAGATTCCTGACAAACTATTCTGAGTAGTTCATCAAAGTTCTTGTCTACCTTTTTTGTTTTTTGTTCAGGCTTTAAGATCATTTGTCTTAGTTCTTGGATTTCTCTCTTAGCACTTTCAAGTTTGTTCTCGTAGGTGTTTTTTAAACGAGTGTGTGCTGCTTTTAATTTAATGTATTCGTATTCGTAGTTCATAGTATTTCTTTATATCGTGTGTAACGTCCTTCAAATGACATTGGTACAGATACACATTGTCCGTGTCTATTTTTGCCTATAATTAACTCAGCATCCATTTCAATCTCAGGTTTATCATCTGAGTAATACGCTGGTCTAAATGGGAATAAAACAATATCTGCATCCTGTTCTATTTGACCGCTCTCTCTCAAGTCAGAAAGCATTGGTTTCTTTTCAGCTCGTTTTTCAGTTTCTCTTGAAAGTTGTGCAAGTGCAATAACTGTAATTCCTAACTCTTTAGCCAAAAGTTTAAGCGTTCTGCTAATGTGTGCAATCTCTTGCTCTCTTACTTTCTGATGGCTTTTAATTAACTGCATATAATCAATGAAAACTATATCAAGACCATGTTTAGCCTTGTGTAGTTTTATCTTCGCTACAATGTCGTTTATATCACTATTGCTGCCATCGTCAAGAAAGAAGTCCATGTTCATTCCGTAAAGTTGCTCTGTGATTTGTTTTAAATCTGTTTCGGTTAATCTTGCACTTCTGATTTTGTAATTTTCTACATTTGCAATAAACGAAAGATATCTTTTTGCAAGTTCCTCTTTTGACATCTCCAAAGAAATAAATAGAACCTTTGCAAGTCTACATGAATCAATCGCAAGTGAAAGAGCTATTGCAGTTTTACCGCTTCCAGGTCTACCTGCTATTACAACCATGTTTCCTTTATTCCAACCGCCTAAATATTTGTCAAGGTATTTCCATCCTGTGCTTATACCGGTCATGTTAGTTCCTCTTTTAACTGCATCGTATAAAGTGTCAATTACGTTTCCTGCAACAGAAGAAATGACTTTTGCTTTTTGTCCAACGCTTACGGTGTTTTCTTGAAGCATTAAATTTATGTCGCTGATTATTTCGTTTAAATCTCTGTCATAATTAAAATAAGCTAACTTGGATTGTATATTGTTTTTCTTATAAGCAATCTCAATCTGAAGAATCTCTTTTTCTAAATTGACATTTGTAGTTACATAGTTTTGCATGGTTGCAATCTCTCTGATGTGTTCTTTATGCCGTATGCCAATAGATGATAAACTGACAGGCTCATTGCTCATATAAAACTCTTGCATTGTAGTTACAATGTCTTTTCTAAATGAAGTAAACCATTGAGGGTTTAATTTCATTATAAAGTTGTGTGCATCAGGATAAAGAAACATTTGTCCTATTATGCTATTTTCTATCTCAATCATCTAATGTTGCTCTTTTATGGGTTATCGTTGGTGTTTGCAAAGTTATCTGTTTTGGTGGGTAAATACCGCTGTAATTATTTGCTATGCTATATTCTACAGCGTTTGTAAAGTCTAAAGGATTCGGGTAGTCTTTAATGATT